GTCGGCGTCCCGGTCGGGCAAATAACCGACAAGCTCAGGATGCTCGGCGACGTAGCCATGGGCAACCCGGAAAAACTCGACCGTCTGACCATGGCGTTTGGCCAGTTGCGGTCAAAGGGCGTCGCGTCCATGGAACAGCTTAACCGCTTCATCGAGGCGGGAGTCCCGATCATGGCTGAGCTTGAAAAGCAGACCGGCAAATCAGGCGCGGAAGTTTTCAAGATGGTATCAGCCGGAAAGATCGGCTTCAAGGAAGTTGAATCGGCTCTTGAAAAGCTGACAGCCGAGGGCGGACTTTACCATGATATGCTAAAGGACGTTTCGGAAATTACCGAGGGCAAGTTCTCTACGGCGATTGACGCGGCAAGTTTGCGCTTGGCTGAAATGGGGAAAGTAGCACTGCCAATCATAAACGAGGCGCTTGATTCGTTTATATTTCACATGGACAGGATTGCGGGAAACGACAATTACAAAAATGCGCTTAAAGGAATAGCAGATGCTGATTATGGATCGGCGATAGTCCAGTCAAAAAAAATAGTTGCGGCTTTGCTTGTAGTACAAGAAACACAGGACAAGATAGATAATGCGACCATAAAAAGAGCTGGCTCACTTTCAAGAGAAGGCGGAGAAGCCGCAAGAAGAATAAGCGAAAGACAGAACGCGATAAACAAGGAATTAAACTCACAGTTATTTTTAGTTGACGTTGCGGAAGCTCAAAGAAAAGCGGTTGAGAAACTTGCTGATGCTCAAAAAAAGGTCGATGCCGCCGCCACTTTGGCAAAAAAGAGTATTTACGATCTAGGTGATGGATCAAGAATAGCGTTCGACGGCATGTCGGAAGAGATGCGCATGGCAATATCTGACATGGAAAGAGTAGACGCCAAAACAACCGCGATTACATTGGCGCTGTACGATCTTTCTGCCGGGTCAAAGCTTGCCTTTGAAGGCGGGTCGGAAGACATGCGGCTTGCAATTGTTGAAATGCAAAGGCTTGACGCCATAACCAACGCGCATAAATTGAGCCTATATGACCTGTCCGCAGGTTCCAAGGCCGCCTACGTCGGGATGTCCGAGGAAATGCGGATGGCGATTCAGGAATCCGAGGCGCTGACCGGCAAAACAGAAGAGCTGACCGAGGCGCAAAAGGCGTTCAATGAGGCAATTGTTTCGGGCGGCAAGTCCATGTCCGAAGCGTTCGGCGCGGCTCTCGTCCTGGGGGAAGAGGGTTGGAAAGCTTTCGGACGGGCTGGGCTAAACGCGATCGCGGCCGTAGTCGAAGCCCTCGCGGCGGCTGAGGTGGCAAAGGGAATCGCGGCTATGGCGGGAGTGCTGACTGCGCCGCTTGCGCCCGGGCACTTCGCGGCAGGGGCTGGGCTTTACGCGGCATCCGGGGCAATCAAGGCAATTCCCATGGCCGAGGGCGGTTCCGGAATCGTCACAAAGCCAACCCTATTCCTTGCGGGCGAAGCAGGTCCCGAGCCGTTTGCTTTCGGCGGCGCAAACAACAAGCGCGGCATGGGCGGAACGACGATCAACAACACGGTTGTCCAGAATATCGGCGGAAGCGTGATCGCTGAGCGTCAGGTCAAGCAACTTGCAATGTCAGGCATGGCGCAAGCGGCGAGGGGGTATTAAATGGCAGACATAACATATTCGAAACCCACATGGGTCAACGGTTCGACGGTCCCGATAAGCGCGGCAAACTTGCAGGACATCTCGGACGCCGTGGATGCCGTGGCGCACAAGGCAAACAGGGGCGAGGCCATCCTCGATTCCGACACGGTGAGCGGGCATGGGATTGAACCCACAGGTTATACCAGGACCATGCCATCCAATGATTTCGATTCCGTAATCACTCCGGGCATGTTTAACGTGGCGTCCTCCTCCCTGATACATGACCCCACCGGATTTGGATCGTATGAGGGATTCCTCCATGTGTATGTTTGGCCTAATAACTTCATTACGCAAGAGGTTATTGGGGGCAATGCTGCTTACGCGTCTTATTACAGAAGTAAATATGGTGTCGGTGCTTGGTCGAAGTGGTTTATACGATGGGACTCCGACTCCACCGGCAACGGAGACCAGCCGCCCGCTCCGAAGCCCATAGCCGTTAGTGCGAATGAAATAGGCGAGAAAGGCATGGTATCATTCGCCACTGGTGCTGACGCGGTATTGCCTGCCGGAGGAGTATGGTCCTATCTGGGGTTCGGTACTGGCGTTACCGGGCTGGTAACGGTTGTATTTGGGGCATCTGGCGTTGCGGGCGGAACTACGGTACAGGCCGGAATAGCCGGGACGACATTGTGGCTGGATAAATGGAGGACATCATGATGGATATAGCAAAAGCATACAAGCGCAAGGATGGAACCTACGTCGTGGACGGATACCATGTCTGCCCAAAATACATCGATCCGCACGGGAAGTATGATATTGCCGAGGTCGAGGCCTACCTCGCCGAGCATCCCGAAGCCCTGATACCCGAACCCGTCCCGCCGCCTCCCACCGAGGCCGAGCTTGCATCATCCATTCGATCACAGCGTGACGCGCTCATGCGTGCCAACGTAGACTGCTACAATGCCGCAAGATGGGAGACAATGGCTGAGGCTGATCGCGATAAGGTCAGGGCGTACAGGCAGGCGTTGCTTGACGTCACGGATCAAGGCACGTTCCCGGAGTCGGTTGAATGGCCGGTGATGGGATGATAAGGCAGATCTGATGCTGAAATATATACCCCAGGATTGGAAGAATGACCTACGCACCAACTTCTCGCACAAGCTCGGCTTCTATTTCAATCCTCGCGGTCGTGTATTCCCGGCTCTGACATCGACCGGAGTCACGTATATCAAGAACGACGCCACAACGAACATGCGCGGCACGTACCGGATGCAGACAGGGGTGTCAACCGACCTGACCTATCTTTACACGCTTCCTCAACGGCTCATCATCGAGGGATGGTTTAGGCCTGAATGGGCGTATGACGTAGCCGGAAACCAGACCATATTCACGGCGCAGGACGGGGCGGAATTCTCGATAATCTACAACGCCACTACCGACAAGATCGACATGATCCAAAGCCATGGGACCACGCTATCAAGCATGGCATTCACAAGTACCGACGCGCTGAATAGGTGGACGTATATACGGGCTTACTACGACAACACGGCAAAACTGTCAGGGCTATTTCTGAACGTTTCCGGAACCATTGCGTCGGATCAACAGGACGTGCCCGGGGCCGGTGATTTTATCCCGCTAAACACGATCTCATTTTTCCCAACAGTAGCTGCCGAATCCTCATATTGGATCATACATGAGCTTGAGGAAGCCATTACGACCGGGGAATACACAACATATCAGGCTGACCGGCAGATAATATTCGACTTCAACGGTACGACTCTTGGCCGCGAAAGGATAAGGATACCGACCATCCACGCACCTGCCGACACACGGGGGGTGGTGTCTTTCAGCCTATCAAAGTCTGTCGAGAACCCCATATCCGGAAGCGCCGGTGCGAACACCGCCACGCTTAAACTGCTGAACGTCAACGGGTCATTTTCGGACGATCAGTACGACGCGTTCGACCCGTTCAATGGCCGGTATAACGGGACGCAGAAGTACTTGCAGAACAGGGTGCAGGTGGAGATCGAAAGCGCGATGGATTTGGTAGGCGATACTTCGCTGTATTCATTTCCCGCTCTCGACCTTTACCCATCTGAGACGCTTTTCCCATACGGTCCACGGAACGAATCAAGTGTCGAGCCTTTGTTTATTGGCCGCACCACACCCGGAGCCTTCACCCGCAACTCCCCCAACAAGTTCTACGGAGACGTTTCGATCAAATGCGAGGACGGCATATCAGAGCTTGGCGAGACGAGGCTCCGCAAGGCTTACGGATTCGCAACCTACGATCTATGCGACCCGGCGGCCGAGGGCGATTCCCTCGTCCATTCAATTGCGAGGCTTGTCACACGGAAAGAGATACGAAACTACGCGCTCAATTCCAGCTTTGAGAATGCGACGATTGGGAACAGCTGGCTGAATGTCGGCATGGCGACGTTTGACCGTTCATCGGCAGTCACCCCGCAATTCGGGACATACGTGGGCCGGTGCATTGCCGATACCATCGGGGACAAGGTTACGCAGGTAATCAAGTTCGAGACGATAGACCTGATTGACGTTGACGATGTGTTTAACTTTTCGGCTTACATATATCAAGGGACCGCCTCCGCTGTCAGGCTGACCATCGAGGAACTTACAAGCGCTGGGGCTTTGGTCGGCGTAGGGTCAACCGTTGATTGCGGGACTGATACCGGAGTATGGACGCGGGCCAACGTGTCAAGGACAATCCTTGCTTCGACATGTACGCAATTACGGCTGACATTCTCGGCGCTTGCAACTTCCACTTTTTATATCGATGGAGTAATGCTGACCCGTGGCATCGACCCCATCGACTACTTCCTTGTCAACGCCAACGACGGGGCCAGCGGGATCGGCTCGGCAGACTCAGCCGCTACCATCACCTACGACACGGTAGCATTCGATGCCGACGCCGTTAATGTCGAACATCCATACGCGCTGGTTGAAAAAGGGCAGACAGCTTGGGACGCGCTCAAGAAGATCGGTGACGCTTCGATAGCTTCCTACATCGGAATGTCACCCGATGGCGTGATGCAGTTCAAGGTCCGCTACAACGGAGACGACATGCCAAACATGGGCGACATCAAAAACTTCGGTGGAGTTGCGACGAGTTTGGACGTATCGGGGGCCAATGCGATAAAGGTGCATGGGGTTATAGTTAAGACAGAGGATTCCCTGAAACAGATATTCCATGGCGGTTCATCTGGAATGTTCTCGACTGACGAAGGTGGGCAACTATTGCATCCTATTGATGCAGGGGCTTATCTTACATCATCCGGAGCTACAACCTTTGAGCTTAAATATTCGGAGACGCTATAATGGGATGGGACCCGTTCAGGGATATAGCCAATACGCTGATATCCACCGGTGAGACGCTGGCCGATACCGTTTCCGATGTCGGCGAGTGGGTGGGCGATACCGCGTCGAATATAGGCGAATCGATAGGCGAAATTCTCGATCCTATTCTTGACCCTCTTGGCGGGCTTAGGACAATAGGCGAGGCGGCCCAGCAATCAGTTGAAACCGCAGAGGCGTATGTCACCGCGTCAGGAGTCGTAAGAAACTATAAGCCACCAGCAAAAAGCGTAAGGGTACTTGGAGTATCAACCGCCATATTCCACGAAATGTCAGAGAAGTTTGATGGAACACTTTCCGGGCAAGATTTGTTATGGAAAACAATCGACTCATCAACATACCCAGACAGGTTGGTTGTCACCATGCGCAACGATAGGGGATTTAATGTATACCTGACATCGTTGACCATAGATGGGTTCAGGATAATGCAATACTCCGGCGAGGCTGGGGAGCTGATTCACGATTCCCTCAAGCGCGACGACGATATCCGCCGCAACGGTGAGACGGTATTCGAGATCGGCAACGAATACATCGTGGACGCCACCCAGTGCGCGAAGATCGCGGATTTCTGGTATAAGTTCCTGGGCAAGAAAAAGCACATGTACTCTTTACAAATACCCGGAAGTGCGCCATGGTATAGTGTAGGTGACTGGTACAATCTTCAGGTTGGAGGGGCGGACAGAAATGAATACATCGATGCGGTGGTCGAATGTTACTCGGTTGACGTGGAGCGTGCTAATGGTGGCATCGGTTCTACTACTCTGCTCCTGCGAGACGTCGAGGATAATTGGTCAAAGACCACGCTCTACGCCACCCGGCTCGCCACAGGAGGAAGCCCAAAGCGGAGAGTCAACCGATCCAATATAGTTACCGTTGCAAGTTCAGAGTATGACGGGACATACGACTACAAATGCGACGGTACAGACGATGACGTGCAGATTCAGGCGGCGATGGACTATGTAAGCAACACGTTCGGCGGGGGGGCAATAAACCTTACGAATGGGACGTTTAATACAACCAGCCCTATAAATATAAAGACAAATATTGTAATGGTTGGGTCAGGAGACAATACCCACATAATAACCACGTCAAACATTAATCTCATAGAGGTGTCTGGGTCAAAGTCAAACTTATCAAAATGCAAGGTAACCGGGAAAGACGATTCGGCATATTCAGCAGTTCAAGTTGATGGTTCTGATTTCACCATAAAAGAATGTACGATAACAAATGTGTTGGAGGTAAATGCTCTTAACTGCAACGCAAGTGGCAATGTTATTGTTCCAAATACTGCCGGTTCGTATATATCAGGAACATCACTTGCCAAGGTGAATGGAGATTACATTGTAGCTTCTTCTACATACACAGGGGAATATAGCCTGCGTTGTGATGGTACCGCAGACGACGTGCAGATTCAGTCGGCCATAGATTTTCTTTCGAGTTCTGGTGGTGGTATCATTCGCATTGTCCCAGGGATATACACATTGGCTACAAAAATAACAATGAAAGACTC